GCCTCCTGAGCAGATTGCGTTTCCCCGAGGTTGCAACAACTTAGCAAAGTATACTGATGCCTCTTCTATCTATGCTAAGGGAACGCCTATTCAAGTGAGAGGCTCTTTGATGTATAACTTCTTGCTCAAAGAAAAAAGATTGCACAATAGGTATGAGAATATCAAAGACGGCGACAAGATTAAATTTCTTTATCTCAAAGAACCTAATCATCTTGGAGAAAACTGTGTGGCTTTCAACGCAAAACTTCCGTCTGAGTTTGACTTGCATCGATATGTAGATTATGAACTAATGTTTGAAAAGGCTTTCATCGATCCACTGAAAACGATTGCTAAAACAATAGGCTGGAACACTCAGCCGGTTGCTACACTAGAGGATTTGTTTTCATGATACTGAAGTTTCATGGTATTGAATGGGAGACCATTAACAATTCCTTTTCGGAAAGGTATGTTGAATTTTTAAACGAAAAACTTTCTGAATCTGAAGAATACTATGAAGACAATGTGTTTTTACTTTCAACTCTAGAAGACCAAATAAAAACTTTGTGCTTGCAATTAGGTATTGGATATAGTACTATAAATGATGTGCATGAACTTACAGTCGATCACCGAGCAGATGATAGTAGATATGCACAATTAAATGACTTGATTCATTATTACGAGCGAGAGCAGAATAATTATCCCCCGAGGTGGGGGTATAGAAATGGTAACTCTGCTATGGTGTTGGAAGACGCTGACTATGATTTTTTTACATTAGATAGAAAGTATGGCTACTTGTATGTCATGTATCCTCATGTGGCAAGACATTTCGCTGAAGCAGTTGTAGCAAATGATCCTACAGGAACAATACAGCCTCAGACATTAGCTAGACCTAACTTTTTTTGTTGGCTCGGAAAGGACAGCATTGTAACTGATAAGTTTACACTCATGGCGCAAGACTTTATTGACAGACATAAATTATCGTATGATCTGTCAGACAAGAAACTTGCACTCGGGTACATACCATTTGCAAAACTGAAAGATGAAAGTATTGATTTGAAAAAGAGGCTAAAAAAATTATGACACTACAAGAATATGAACAAAGAATTGTTAGCTGGCACCGCGATAGAAATCTTATCGAAGGCGCCACAGACAAAGATCAAGTATGTAAATTGATCCAAGAGGTAGGCGAACTGAGTGACAATGTATGCAAAGGAAAATCCGTAGCTGATGATATCGGCGATTGTATAGTTGTTCTAATTAATATTGCAGAACGGAACTCTCTGTCATTGACAGAATGCCTAGCTACAGCGTATAATGATATTAAAGATCGTAAAGGCAAAATGGTAGATGGCGTCTTTATTAAGGAGGAAAATAATGAGTATACTTGAAAGATTGAAAAAAAATTCGACTATTAAGGAGTCGTCTGTTCTCACAACATCTAAATTCTTTGGAACTAAGGATTTAATTCAGACATCTGTTCCTGCTCTCAATGTTGCATTGAGTGGTAGGCTTGACGGAGGGCTAACACCTGGACTGACCGTATTTGCAGGTCCGTCTAAACATTTTAAAACGGCCTTCGCAATGTTGTTGGCTAAATCTTACATGGAAAAATATGATGATGCAGTCGTTCTCTTTTATGATTCGGAGTTTGGTGCGCCTCAGGGTTACTTTACTAGTTTCGGCATTGATACAGATCGGGTTGTTCACACTCCTATTACTGATATTGAACAACTCAAACACGATGTAATGTCGCAGTTGAATGGTCTTGAACGAGGAGACCATGTGATTATTATCATCGACTCCGTTGGTAACCTAGCATCGAAGAAAGAAGTTGACGATGCGCTAGAAGGTAAGTCCGTTGCAGACATGACTCGGGCAAAGCAGATGAAGTCTTTGTTCCGAATGATTACTCCTCATCTGACAATCAAAGACATTCCTGCTGTTGTAATCAATCACACTTATAAAGAGATTGGAATGTTCCCTAAAGACATCGTATCAGGTGGTACGGGCATCTACTACTCTGCTGATAATATCTTTATCATCGGTAGACAGCAAGAGAAACAAGGCACTGATGTAGTAGGGTATAACTTCATTATTAATGTTGAGAAGTCTAGGTTTGTCAGAGAGAAATCAAAGATCCCTGTTGAGGTTAAATTTGATGGTGGTATCAGCAAGTGGTCAGGACTTCTTGACATGGCAATGGAATCAGGTCATGTTGTCAAGCCTAGTAACGGTTGGTATCAGATTGTGAAAGACGGCGAAGACAGTAAGAAGTTTCGCACTAAGGATACTTACACTAAGGATTTCTGGCTTCCGATTTTAAAAGACGATTCATTTTCAGAATGGATACAGAAACGATATTTAATTTCAAGCGGTGATATTATGTCAGAGGAAGTTTCTGAAGATGATATCGCTCAAGCGTATGGAGAAACTGAAAATGAAGGATAGATTTGATTTAGAACAACACATTATGGAGTGTTGGAATATTACATCCGATGTTGATATGTTAATCGAGGCTATTCTAGATAGCCCTAGGTTTGCTGATATGCCTGCTGATTATTCAGATCGTATTGCTAACATGCTGATTGGTACGAAGGAGCTATACGAAATGAGGTTCGAACGATTGTGGGCTACTTTTGAAGACTGTATCACCGGCGGTGCGTTTGATGCGCCGACCGAGACTGCCTCCGCCCCTCAGCAATCGTATGAGAATCAACTAAGTTTTAATTATGAATATAAATCCACAGACTGGAATAATTGGAACAACTTTACAATGGTTAAAGAAGACCATGACTATAACGAACAACAATGATTTGTGACCGTTGCGAAGTTAAAATACTTGACGATGACGCCGCTATGTGTTTTAATAGCGGTGATGAAGAGGTTTACCTGTGTGAACCATGTGTTGAAGCAATCAAACGGGAATGGATGAGTGAGAATAGAGACTCAAATTTTAGCGAATCTGATTAACAACGAAAAGTTTGTCAGGAAGGTTATTCCTTTTATGCGTGAGGATTATTTTTCTGAAGCTGATGATCGAAAAGTTTTTCAGGCAATAAAAACTTATGTCGATAAGTACAATGGCACTCCTACAAAGAGTGCCTTGCTTATTGCACTACAGGAAGATAGGTCGGTCACGGAAGACTTGTATCTCAAGTGTGAGTCTGCTATCAATGGACTCAACGCTGAAGAGAATACTGATGAGGCTTGGTTGCTAGATGAGACTGAGAAGTATTGCAAAGATAAAGCAATCTACAATGCTATCATGGACAGCATTCAGATTATCGATGGTACTAATAAGGATGTAGGCCCTGATTCATTGCCTTCTCTTTTGTCTGATGCGCTTGCAGTAGGCTTTGATAATAATGTCGGTCACGACTATATTGAAAATGCAGATAAGCGGTATGAATTCTATCATCGACTTGAAGAGAAGGTTCCTTTTGACTTGGAATACTTCAACAAAATCACTGAAGGTGGTCTGGCAAACAAGACGCTGAACATTGCCCTCGCAGGTACTGGTGTAGGTAAGTCTTTGTTCATGTGTCATATGGCTTCGGCTGCAATTTCATTAGGGAAGAATGTTCTGTACATTACACTTGAGATGGCAGAGGAAAGAATCGCTGAGAGAATTGACGCTAACATGATGAATGTTCCGATTCAAGATTTGAAGGACATGCCTAAGAAAATGTTCGAGAATCGTATTGGAAAGATCAATGAAAAGATTCAGGGAAGATTAATCATCAAGGAATATCCTACTGCATCGGCACATGCAGGACACTTCAAGGCACTATTGAACGAACTTAAACTTAAAAAAAGTTTTCGCCCTGATATTATTTTCATCGACTATCTTAACATCTGCTCTTCAAGTAGATTCAGACCAGGCTCCGCGGCTAACTCATATACAATTATCAAGTCTATAGCAGAGGAGCTTCGAGGGCTTGCTGTTGAATCTGATGTCCCTATTGTGTCTGCAACACAGACAACTAGGAGTGGCTATGGCAATAGTGATGTAGAACTGACAGATACTTCGGAATCGTTTGGTCTTCCCGCTACTGCTGATTTGATGTTCGCTCTTATAACCACTGAAGAGCTGGAGCAGATGGGTCAGTTAATGGTGAAGCAATTAAAGAACCGATACAGCGATCCGACTGTGAACAAGCGATTCATGTTAGGCATTGACAGGAGCAAGATGAGACTCTACGATTTGGATGAGTCTGCGCAGAAAGGAATCACTGACTCGGGGCAGTCCGTTGACGATGGTCCGGTGTTTGACAAGGGTTCATTCGGAGGACGCTTGGGTAATTTTGAAAACATAAAAGTCTGAAAAAAAACAACCCAGCGCATCATATGCGAGTGAGTGCTTACTATCATGCAGTATGATATGATCTTTATTAACAGCCAAGCGGAGTTGAATGTTAAACAACGCGGTGCTGGTCCACATCTACTAGCAACTGAATTGCGAAGACATGGATATTCTGCACTTGTCCTAGACTTTATTGAACATTGGACCATGGAAGAATTTAAACAAGCAATTGATAAATTCTCAGGTCCAAACACAATGTATGTTGGTTTCTCTATTACTTGGGCTAAGGTAGGTCTACCTAGCGAATCAGGGGAATTGAGTGCAGAAGTACTTAATGATCCTAATGTTGCTGAAAACTTTGTGTTAGGGCATTATATTAAGGAAGGAAAACTTCCTGAGATGGTTGACCACATCCTTGCAAAAGGAATCAAAGTAATCTTTGGGGGAAGTAAAGCAAGCCAAGTAAGAGATATGCTACCCCTTGATAAAATAGAACACATCTTTGTTGGCTATTCTGAAACACAGATTATTGATATGGTAAAGGGTGAAAGAATATTAAACAAAGTTATTAATCACGACACAAAAGCACATGCTGACCACACCGGCTATGATTTTTCTGTTGCAACGATGGAACTGCAACCTGAAAACTTTGTGACACCCAATGAAATACTTGCAATAGAATGTTCAAGGGGGTGTAGATTTAAATGTAAGTTTTGTTCTTTCCCTCTGATAGGAATGAAATCGGTTGCGGCATATACTAAAACAAAAGAAAGTTTCAGGGACCAACTTTTAAGAAATTATGAGCTGTTTGGTGTTACCAAATATTCTTTTGTTGATGATACTTTCAATGATACAACAGAAAAAGTCAGACTATTCACTGAAGTAGTTGACTCTCTTCCTTTTGATATAAAGGTTTGGGCATATCTGAGGGCTGAGGTGGTTGCAAATAATCCCGAGCAAATTGAGTTACTAAAAACTTTAGGCATTGCGCAGTGCTTCTTTGGTGTAGAAACTTACAATCAAACTGCAGGTAGAAGTGTAGGTAAAGGAATGGATCCTGAGCGCATAAAGGAGATGTTGTATAACTGCAAGCACTCTTGGAAGGGACAGACAAGCATTCAGCAGGGTCTTATTGTAGGTCTACCAACAGAGACCGAAGAAAGTATAGTGGAAACAATTGAATGGTGCGCAAGCGATGAGTGTCCTGTCGATCACAGTATTTTATCTCCGCTGTCAATAAAACCTGAATTTGTAAGAGAAAAATTTCATGTGCATTATGTTTCAGAGTTTGACAGGAATTATGCAGACTATGGATACCGATTTCCATACATAAATCACCCTGACAGAGACAACATGAAAATATCAGAAATCACGCCGTTAGTGCTATGGGAAAAGGATGATGGCGGGATACCGAGTTTTGTTAAAGCAAATGAGATAGCAAAAAAATATCAGCCTATATTAAATAAGAAAAAATCGCTCTATGAACCTTCATTGGGTATTCAGTATGGAAGTTTTACTGACACGAAAGACATTAGAGAAAATTATGTCGCAAAAATCTTGGCGTTATAAATACTTGTATGTTTAAAGTATACTTATTCCTGTTTATCGTAGGCACACTTAGCGCAGTTGGCTATGGTGCCTATTACGAATACAAAGACATGCAGACTCGCATTGAGACCCTGCGTGAAAATAATACCAAGTTAAAGATGGTGGCTGAAGACAACCAACGAGCAATGGAAGAGGCACAAGCATTTGCCGAAGAGATGACTGCTCGGAATCAGGAGCTTCAGAGTAACTTACAAAAGGCTGAAGCGTACAAGGACGAGTTACAAGGCAAATTGCAGAGACATGATCTTTCCCGTCTTAGTTTGCAGAAGCCTGGATTAATCGAAAAGAGAATAAATGATGCAACCAAGAGATTATGGAATGAAATGGAGGAACTTACTGGTTCCACTGCTTCTCCTTCCAGCGATTAGCGCCTGTTCAATTCTACAGAAGCCTGAACCTGAAGTTATTATCAGGACTAAGGTGGTGGAAAAAAAAATTCCACTGCAAACTTCGCCCAAGCCGATCTCGCTCAATCACCCTCAAATGTATGTGGTGACTGCTGAAAATTGGGACACCTTTATTGAAGATTTCAAAAAAGACAATGGTCAAGAATGGGTCTTCTATGCCATCAGTGTCAGAGGGTATGAAACGCTGTCACTA